TGGACAAAGTCTCTCCGTCCCAGTGGGTGGCGATAGGTGTGCTGGGGAGTCTGCTGTTTGGCCTGCTGACGTATCTGACAAACCTTTATTTCAAGATTAAAGAAGATAAGCGTAAGGCGGCGCGGGGAGAGTAAAGCGATGAAGAAAAAATACGAACTGGTTGTTAAAGGGATAAATAATTACCCGGATAAGATTACTGTTACTGTGGCACTGGAAATTGGTGGGTATCCGTCACTGTTGTTGCCAGATGTGGCGATTAGTCTTGACCGTACTGAAGGTGCCACGCTGGAGTTTTACGAAGCTGAGGCGAAAAAGCAGGCGAAGCAGTTTTTCATGGATGTTGCTGCCGGGTTATGTGAAGGGGATGGTCCGTTACCGGAAAAGCGTCCCGTAATTTTAGAGGCGCAGGATGTGTTGATAACCTACAGAGGAAAACTACCGGGAATAATTACGGGTTCTCTGAAGACTCCACCGCTGGCCTGAAGACTTAACATATCCAGGGATTTGAAATCGATAAACCCTGATAAATATCCATGAACGCAAAAATCAGATACGGCCTGTCGGCTGCCGTTCTGGCGCTGATTGGTGCAGGGGCGTCTGCGCCTGAAATCCTCGACCAGTTTCTGGATGAAAAGGAAGGTAACCACACCACAGCATACCGTGATGGTGCGGGTATCTGGACCATCTGCCGTGGAGCCACCCGGGTGGATGGTAAGCCTGTTATTCCTGGCATGAAGCTGTCGAAGGAAAAATGCGACCGGGTTAACGCCATTGAGCGTGATAAGGCGCTGGCATGGGTGGAGAAAAACATCAGAGTGCCACTGACCGAACCCCAGAAAGCGGGGATTGCGTCATTCTGTCCGTACAACATTGGCCCCGGTAAGTGTTTCCCGTCGACGTTTTACAGACGAATTAATGCAGGAGATCGAAAAGGTGCCTGCGAAGCGATTCGCTGGTGGATTAAGGACGGTGGCAGGGACTGCCGTATTCGCTCAAATAACTGTTACGGTCAGGTATCCCGTCGTGACCAGGAGAGCGCGCTGGCGTGCTGGGGAATCGACAGATAAGCAGAATATTTTGCTGAAAAATGAGGTTTGCTTACATGGATGGATAACACGAAATCCTGCAAATTGGCAAAATGTAAGTGAATAAAGTCAAAACAGTTGTTTAACACTCAGGCACCGTAATGATGCCTTTGTCATTTCTGCGCATCTCACGCGCATCTCACAACACAGAACCTTTCAGGATGACCCTTGAGGATACCGGTTTGGCTGTCGGTGCCTTTCTGTGGGCTGGATTCCTGTGAGACAAGGTTCATCACTAAAAGGAAATAACCGATGAATATGATGGCCGTGCCGTTTCACGGCAACTCTCTTTATGTAGTTAACCATAATGGCGAACCATACGTTCCCATGAAACCTGTCGTTGCGGGGATGGGGCTGGCCTGGCAATCACAGTTGGCTAAGTTAAGACAGCGTTTTGCGTCAACTATAACGGAAATCGTTATGGTTGCTGAGGATGGGAAACAACGCAATATGGTGTCCATGCCACTTCGAAAACTTGCCGGCTGGCTACAAACCATTAATCCCAACAAAGTAAAACCCGAAATCCGCGATAAGGTCATCCGGTATCAGGAAGAGTGCGACGATGTTCTTTACGAGTACTGGACGAAGGGTTTTGTCGTTAATCCCCGTAAAATGAGCGTGATGGAAGAACTCAACCAGGCTTGTGCTGACATGAAACGGGATAAAAACATTGCCAGTGTGTTTGCTACCGGGCTGAATGAGTGGAAACAGGTTAAAGCCGCGCATGTATCAAAAATCCGTACGCTGGTAAATGAAGCGAATATGCTGATTGATTTTGTCCTGGCTGATACAGGCAAAGGGAAAATAACAAAGGCGGATTGATGGGGTGGCTAATGATATCAGATAAACTCATAACGCTGGTGAAGAGCCTCTGTGTACTTGTCGGCATTTCATTTTCACTAATGCTGGTTGCTCTTTTTCTTTCCATGGCCTGGATGGCGTTGACTTCGGCAGGGCTGGTGGGGTGAGCATAAACCGAATGCTTTCCGCGTTTACCGTTATTCTGCTGGTGGTCTGTGGTGCGCTTAGTCTGGGGCTGAATCATTACCGCGATAACGCCATAACCTACAAAGAGCAGCGCGATAAAAAAGTCAGTGAGCTGGAGCTGGCAAATGCAACCATTACTGATATGCAGCAGCGCCAGCGTGATGTTGCTGCACTTGATGCCAGATACTCGAGGGAATTAGCTGATGCGAGAGCTGAAAATGAAACTCTGCGTGCTGATGTTGCCGCTGGTCGTAAGCGCCTGCGCATCAACGCCAACTGTCCAGGCTCCTTGCGTAAAGCCCCCATCACCTCCGGCGTGGATAATGCAACCGGTCCCCGACTGGCAGAAGCCGCTGAACGGGATTATTTCATCCTCAGAGAACGGCTGATGGCAATGCAGAAGCAACTGGAAGGAGCACAGGAATATATCCGTACCCAGTGTATACCGTGATGTTTTGTTACGAAGGTGTTACTGGTAACGTTAAGGTAATTTAACAAAGAGTCAGTTCCGGACTTTATAGTGTGCTCAGTTCATGGCCAAAAACGATTTCTGTGATAAATATTTTGAATATTATTTACAGGTAAATGGAGTGGGGCACATGGATAGAAATATTACAATAGAGTATGAAGTATATGCCCGTATTGTATGGGCAGAGAAGGCAAAAACATGGTAATTCCGTGTGTTGCCATGATACCTGACTGGCAGAATTGTTGTTTGGTTTTGAGTATATAGTCAGCGTCTTTTGTTCGGTAATTGCTCTTTCAATTAAAATGCCAGATATGATTTGCTTTTCTTTGTTGTTTAGTTTTTTTGTATATTATTTTTATTGTTTTTATATAATTAGTTTTTTATTGTTGTCTTATTAAGGACGGTAAATTCAGGATGGCAGTCTGTAGATAAACGGAGGTTACTTATGCTACATGATCACCTGGCAGAATGTCTGGAGAAAAAAGGACTGTACCGGAGAGCAGCTGAACGATGGGCAAAAGTGATGGTACAGCTAAGTGATGACCAGAAAAGAAAAGTGGCGGCACAGAAACGAGCAGAGTGTTTGCGTAAGGCGCGCCGGACTCCGGTTTCACCGGTGAACCTGACCGAAATAAAACAAGCGGTCAACAGACTACATTCTGAGTTGGGAATGGGATTTGAAGAGCGGCGGGTATTCCGACGATATAAAGGGACAGGAGAACAGAATACGTCCGGAAACGCGCGGTCAAAAAAATGCTAAAAAATATCTGAGAGCGTTATTGCCTGTTACCATAAGAAAAAGCGACTTTAGTGGTCGCTTTTTGTGTCATATATAAGTCGTTTAAGTAAACCTGTCTGAACAGGTTCTCTGGTCGTGTTTGTCTTTGTTGGGTACAAATTGAGAATATTTTTCATTAATTAATCTTCTTCTGCAGGCTTCAATAACCCACGCTGAAAAATTTCCTGAACCTTTCAGATCAAGAGCGATGTTAATTTGTTCAATCATCTGGTTTGGAAATCGGATGTTGCGGGTTGTTGTTCTGCGGGTTCTGTTCTTTGATGACATAATGTTGCCCCATATTCAGTGTTGCTGATTTGTATTATCTGAAGTTGCTTTTACGTTAATTTGATGCAGATCAATTAATACGATACCTGCGTCATAATTGATTATTTGACGTGGTTTGATGGCGTAGATGCACGTTGTGACATGTAGATGATAATTATTATCATTTTGCGGGTCCTTTCCGGCGATCCGACCGGTTACGGGGCGGCGACCTCGCGGGTTTTCGCTATTTATGAAAATTTTCCGGTTTAAGGTGTTTCCGTTCTTCTTCGTCGTAACTTAATGTTTTTATTTAAAATACCCCCTGAAAAGAAAGGAAACGACAGGTGCTGAAAACGGGCTTTTTGGCCTCTGTCGTTTCCTTTCTCTGTTTTTGTCCGTGGAATGAACAATGGAAGTCAACAAAAAGCAGCTGGCTGACATTTTCGGTGCGAGTATCCGTACCATTCAGAACTGGCAGGAACAGGGAATGCCCGTTCTGCGAGGCGGTGGCAAGGGTAATGAGGTGCTTTATGATTCTGCCGCCGTCATAAAATGGTATGCCGAAA